ATTAAACAACCTAACCATTTGTTCTAGGGTGGCAGTTGTGCCGTGTTGTTTTGCTCTTAAATTTGTTGCGGGGATGTCACAGTCCCTTGCGTACTGTGTAAGATTATACATGTATGGTGAGTGCATATCTGTGTGTAGATACAGAACAACATTTGGATTCTCCTTAACTGCCATTGAAAAACCATTCAACAGTCTCTGTAGGTCTTTACGTATTTGATTGACACCTACAAACCCAAACAATATTTCATCTTTTAAAAGTCCGGGTATCATTGTTTTCTTGTCGGTTTCAATCTGATGTAAGGGTAACTCCTTAAAGCTATCAGAACCGTGAAGCATGGGCCGGTAGTATCTTATACTCGGCACTAATGGTTTAAGCGTGTCAAGTCCATGCTGTGAATATACGCAGGGGAAGTCAATCATGTTAATCCATTTAACCCAGTCTTCCCGAACCTTCTGTATGTCCCAAGGGAAGATTGCTCCGGTCTTAAACTTCTTACCACTGTCTTGGAGTTGTTTTAAACCTTCGTAGGTGGGTGCGTATTGCCAGATATCGTGACCAACAAACAAGACTATATCGCAATCAGTTTGACTCAATAGGTCTAACAACTTCTGCTTCCCAAACCTGTCTCCACTATCGTTTGCAGAAATAATATTGCACGGTAGCGGTTCTAGTGCCATCTTTTTATTATGGTTTTGGGATAGGTCGCAAGAGAAAAGAGTTGCGTCATACTCGTCTTTGTTGAGCTGTGATAAAATGCCTGACATCATACCACCGTTTCCGGTAGTTCCAAGTGGGTGTTCGCAAACAAACAAAACCTTCTTCTTCATCTTTGATATTCTCCTACCTGATGATTGATTGGTTTTGGCAACTTCGTAATTACGATGTTACCTGTTATCCTCGCTAAGTTTACATACAGACATGCCACTGAACCTTCGTTTCATTACAGCATCAACCTTATAGTATTCTCCAGAAACTGGTTGATACCTGTCGAGTGCTTGTATCCCGTAACGTGTTGGGATATACAACTCCTGCCTTTCGATACTTAAATTACCAAGTTCTGACTGAGCATCCAAGTCTGTTCCAAATAAGGGTTCTGTCTCAAGGGCATATGCATCTGCCTGTATAACCTCAAACGATGTTACCTTCTGATACGTCTCATCGTCCCACACGGCCTCGCCTGACGGTCTTAATATCTCGCCAGATACATTGCTCATGTAATATACGCCACTGTACTCATACACCTCGTTTTCGAGCGATTCAGGGGTAAGGTTCATAACCATATAGTCACTGTTGAAAATATCAAACCTGACTATACTACCCACAACCTGAGTGGTGTCGTATGGGATGCTACCTTCAATAAAGAACTCTCGGATGAAGGGTTTTGTAACTTGAGAGTTCGGTGCATAATCAATATACTCCTCACCGCTTCCATTTACAATAACCTTGATACCTATTTCTTCATAAGTCTCTTTAAGGTCTGCTCCTAAACTCAACGTGTATCTCCATTTATTCTGGGGATATTATAACTTTTTGGTCTGTATCGTACGTGATGTCTCTTCCGGTTAGTGGCTCATAAGCAAATCCAGCATCAATCTTACTCCCAAACATACACTCATAGTCTGCTGATGTGAATAACTCTGGGTAATCTTCCTGAACCTTAGCAAACTTCTCGTCCATATCTTTGACTAGAAGGCTGTAATGGTCAAAACGATGTTGTAGATTGATCTGTTTTACTTTAAATTTATGAGCACTCTCGCTGAGAAGATAGTAAAATAAGTGTCTTTTAGACCTAGTTTTATACCAGTATTCCTTGAACGCATCAGACAAAGGTAGAGCCCAACCCGTTTCCCTAGCTGCATCGTCTACGGCATTACCATAGTCGTCAGCATCAAGATAAGATGATAAGCCCTTAACCTCTACTTCTAATAATTCTATCAAGGTCGTCCTAGTTAAACTCACAATTCTTCTCCTCTATGGTTCTCGTTGGGAACTACTTTTTCTTGTTCCCCCTGCTCGCTTTCACTGTTTTTTTCTTAGCAACAGTGGGTGCCTTTTTTGCAACTGCCTCTTCTTTAGTTCCAGCTTCTTCCGCATTATCTTCAGTGCTTTCTTCAACTTCCTTCGTACTATCCATCTCAGTATCAGCGTCATCATCTTCTTCACTGGCAACCTCTATGGTATTGGTATTGTCGAGGGGAGTGGCCTCTTCATTCGGTTTTAACTCAGCGGGTTTCTCTACTGGAGTAGCCTGAACCACTTCCAAAGTCCCTGACTCACATGCGAGCTCTCGTAATATATCAGGCGTTATCTCAGCCCCCGACAATACACTATTTTTAAGATATCTTTTCTCACCAACTGCTAGACATCTTACTAATACTTTTACTTTTTCAGGTCTTTTCATCTGATTGTACTCCTATTATAAGAACGGTTCATATTTAACAAACACACATAAGCCTTCCATCTCGGTGGTAGGAGACGCTGTTCTGGTCAAGTTTGTTTGAAATGACACAAGTGTGTTCTCTGCGAACTCAACAGCATCCGTATCGAGTACGGCACAGGTAATGTCTGTATATTCTCCAGACACTGCGGTGCTCATCTGTTGGCTTGCTTCACCACTAGTGTATGTTATTTTTGGCTTAGTAGTCAGACACGTAACGCCATCTAAATAAACATCCACCTCCATAGATAACGTCTGTGCGTTATCCAACCCACTTGCATTAACAGCAATGGCTACGTCTGTTATTCTACCAGCTTGTCTTGTTATGTCAAGTAAACCCTCAACATCAGATGTAATCTCACCATTAACGAAAGCTTTGCCAGCAGGCAAACAAAACTCTGTTGCCTGTTTAGCGAAGACCGGAGAAGGTAAAAGTATGTTTTTTTCGTTCTGATTCATATCTTTACCCTCCTAGTTCACGGTTAAGTTGTAAATTGCATCCCTGTGATAGAGAACCGGAAGTCCCTTGTCTTCAACTCTGATGTAAGTAACTTCAGGGTCTTCTTTGTCCCATCTGGATGTCTGCATTCCCCATCTGCGTCCAAGACCATAAGGTGCCTGTTTGAATTCAGCAATCTTAGTGCCTTCAACACTGGTAGCCATAAGTGCAAACTGGTCGTCAGGAATAAACCTTCTTGTCATCACAACATAGTCTTCACCTGCCCTGTAAGACGAAGAGGGGGCAGTTGTTACTGTAACGGTAGAATCTTCGGTCTGTATAGAAGCGATGTTTTCATCTTCATATGTACCAGCAGAAGAATCATAAAACCTAAGCGTACCATCAACCTCAAAATCAGCAGTGTTATCTACTGGGATTATAACCGTGGAATCCTTGGTTATAGCACCAGTAAGCTTAGCCCTTACTTCGTACTTCTCATCGTAGACCAGAAGGGTTCCGAGTCCAAGTATGTCAGCAAGAACAGCAGGGTTAGCATTTACAATGGCGTTAACATTGCCAGAATAAAGGTTACCGCTACCATAAGTACTCTTTGTCAGAAGTGCCTGAATAGCAGGGTCGTAAGCCATATATCCAAGAACAACAGAGTTACAGATACCGATGGTTGCGTCAGCACCGTTAGCGTCAGAAATCACCCTCTTACCTGCGATAATATCACTTATGATGTTTTTCTTAGAACCTTCCTTCCACTTGTAATCCGATAAAAGTGTTACCTGATTTGCATCGGGAAGTGAATAATCAACACTTACCATAATGCTACTTTCGTTCTCATAAGACAACGAACCACCAAACAACATCTGAGAATACATCCACTCCTTACGTCTCATGTTTCTGTTAATAAGGCCAGCCATCTCTTTTGCAATTCTCTGAGATGCAGCCTCATAACCAGCCGTAGTTCCTTCTTTCCTAATATTATTCAGGAAGGTCTCACCGAAAGACATTTTCTCTTTCCAGTTAGCTGCTTCAGCGGAATGCTTTGCAACTCCATGGGGAAACGTCTCAGGAGATTCCGACATTGGGGATACGAACGGAGCCATCCCTCTGCCACCAGTCTGACTCTCCCATTCAATCGTAGATGAGGGAGATTTACTGGTTGGGAACATAGACGATATCACCGTATTTACGGGTGATTTAAACTTCTCTATAAATTTTTGTAATACCTTTAGTTTTAGTTCAGGTATTCCACTTGATCCTCTAGGCATAATTAAGTTCTCACTTTCTATTTAAGTATAAACTGATTACCGACCAAAGTAGCACCAATTGCTGTTCTGGCAGTAGAATCGTTACTGTATAACATTCCATTATACAGGATGGCATTTGATACAATTATCGGAGCAAGAGCACCAGCAGCGGTAGATCCAGTTCCAGTGTCAACTGATATCTCAAGGATACCAATAGCATCAGAATAGTTGTTAGCACTACCCGCTTCAACACATGCGTATGCGGATTCTGTTGTTAGCATACTGTTACTGATAGTTTCAGTTGCTGTTATTTTTGCACGCTGTGTTTCACTTGTTACGTCAATGGCAGTAATTGCACCAAGGTTTTCAGCCGACTGACCTGAAGAGTTTACAATCAAATCATCACCGACACTAAACTTGTAACTGTCATTAATGGTCATATAAACATATGCAACCGTTCCAGAGTTTGCAACGAGATATGCACGACCCGGAGACCATTCTGTACCGTCAAACGAGGTTACATTATAGGGTACATATTTACCTACACCACCATCAGCAGATACGTTTCTTGCCATCATCTGACCAGCCTTAAGTGTACCATAACCAGCCTGAATTGTTCCCTTAAGTTTCAGGGACGCTTCAGATTTTGACTGATACAGGGTACCATAGTCTGTCTGTGAACCATATTGTATATTAGGAGCATCACTCATAATTATTCCCCTCCTTTCTCATTACCTATTAAACTAAGAAGTGAATTAGCGGTTGCATCATCACCCTCTTCCTCTTTCTTGAGGTCTGTAGCATCACTGTCAACGTCTTTAAGGCTGAAGTTACCACCACCCATCACGGTGTCTGTAACGCCAGCTGTTTCCCAAGACAGAATCTCTGCCACACATGCTTCCTTCCAAAGCTTAACATCCAATACTTCATCGGTAACAAACTTGTTATGATTAAGCATTGCAATAACTTTGTCAAAAAGATGTTCGGGTACATCGCTTGCATTAAATGCTACCATAAAAATTGAATCGGCATCAAGCTTAAGCTCTTTAGCTGTTCTTATAGCGTCTTTCTTTTCAAGGATAGCCGTTTTAGCTTCACCTTCCTCGATTTGCAACTCCAGTCCTTCTTTTTCTACTTTGAATTTTGCCTCGACTGCATCTCCTGCATCTTTTCTTACCGAAGCCAAAAGTTCTGGGTAGTCTTTTTCAAGCTCTACCAGTGTTTTCTTCTCCATCTGCCCTTCCTCCTTAGAATTACTATTTAGTTCTGTTTCTTTTATTTCTACATTCTCTTCTTTTGGGGTAGCTTCCCCTTCGGACATGTTGCCGATTATATCTATGTCAACATCCACCTCTTCTTTAGAGAATGCAGATGATTGTGTTTTGTTGTCCCATCCGAATACACATACCGACCCTTCATTAACAACTGCCTTGCGAAAGATGGTAGCGTCTGGGCCTTTCATAGTGAACCCATTAACCTCTGCCGTTTCGCCCTTGCCAAGCCTCTGTATTTCACTTGGATTAACAGATATGCTTGCCTGATACGGAAAACCTTCCTTGGACAGCTTCTGGAACTCCCTGCTTTCTTCGGTGTCCACAAATGTCGTCTTGTCCGGGTCGACCTTTACACCGAATTCTTTGCTAACCATAATATTCTTAGCGAAAGCTATTTTCTTAGATGTGTCATGGTTCTCAAGTATCGGTGTCTTTTTTGACTGGAAAGATAGACCCCCCAAGTCAATAGCAAGGTCGTCCCAGTACCAATGCCCCTTGATTATACCGCCAGTATAAATGGTCATATCTAGCTTAGGTGTTTCGTCACCATCTTTACCGAACACGCTTGAAGAGCACTGGTTATCAACAAACCGCATTGCACCACGGGGCAGCTTACCTCTCTCCAAATCCTCCGACACCTTATCTTTAGTTGGTTTTGCCATTGGTTATTCTCCTTATATGTTACATTACATTGCTTACGCTTAAATTACCGTCATTAATATTTGTTATTGTCAGCAGTATTGGCACAATGGATACGATTCTGAATATCAAGATTGCTAAAAACAACATTAAAATCAGAAGAAACCGTAACTGATGGTGAAAAAGTATAAGCGTATTGATGAGGATCAGTGTCGTACCCAATTTCAACCGTGTCTGAAGTTCCATGGGTGGTTGTGTTACTAGAATCTTTAAGAATTACTGTTGTGTCATTTTGGCCAGTCGCAGAATTTAAGGTTAAGACAATTTTACATATATCTTTAGACACGCTATTAGCAACTTCTTGAAAATTTAAATTTATTGTTTTTGATGTGCTGTAATAAACACCACTATCAGCATTAACCCAGTTATCACCAGAACCTATAGTACAAACCCCACCACTCGCAACCGCCCCAGTACACACCTGTAACGGATTAAAGGCATTAACTGGCACTGCAAAAGCTAATAAAAATAAAAATAATAATTTCTTCATCAGTCGGCCACCCCACCATCAGTTGGTGCAACATCAATATAGCCAATGACTTTCCAGTAGTCAGCAGCGATACACATCACAAAAACCATTGACCCGTCTACATCTAGTTCATCCCCTGCGGTAAGTGTAGAATTATCAGCAAGGATAAAAATATTAGATGCATCGTCTGAGGTCAAACTATACTGGTCTTTG